CCACCTTTAAATACTTCTTCAGCTGAAAGAACTTTCTTACGTAAGTCCTTGCGCTTTTCATATTTTTCATACAATTCTTCAAATAATTTCGTATCTTTATAAAATGCTTCATATAAATCTGGCACTTCATTGGGATCAAAGAAAGTGATCATTTCTTTGTTACGGAATCTGCGCCAGAACATGGCATTAAGCACGACACCATAGTCCATGTGACGTACACGTGTTTCTTCTGTACCTTGGTTATTCTTTAATACGATCAAGTCATCAAACTGATGATGCCAAATAGGATAGAACACAGTAGCACTAGCATTACGGATACCTCCTTGTGAACATGAACGTAAATCACCAAACCATTTCTTAAGGAAGGGGATCATGCCTGTGTGCATGATTTCCCCGCCTCGTATAGGACTACCCAATGGGCGCAAACGACCTATCTCTAAGCCAATGCCAGCTCGCTTACTGGCATACTTGGCCATCATCTCACCTGAAGCAAAAATACTGTCTAGGTCATCGTCTGATTTGATCAGCACGCATGAACTGAATTGTTTTGTAGGGGTGCCTAGGCCAGCGAGGACCGGAGTAGCTAATGTAAACAAGCCATCGCTAGCACAGGCGTAGTAATCTTTAATATATTTTAATCTTTGTTGAGGATTCTCTGCGTGGAATACTGTGGCAGCCGCAACCATATAACGAACTTGTGGTGTTTCGTAAATTTCTTTTGTCGCACGATTCTTAACTAGATATTTTTCAATCAGCTGTTCAATGGCCGCATATGAATAACTTTCATCTTTTTCATGATCGATCAAGTCATTCATCTTGTTCCACTCATCTTCTGTATACCAACTTAATAAGTCAGCTGTATATAGACCTGTGGCTACATTAGTTTTTACGATTTCATATAAATGCGGAACGTTATAGTCACCATAGACATCTTTGCGTAGCATTGACAGTCTTTGTTTACCTGCTACATATTGATAGTTGACATGTCCTACATCAGGCTCGTGTTCTACATCAATCAAGTCAACTATAGCACGTAAGGTAATTTCGTCAATTTCGCGTGTGCTGATACCATCGTAGAAGTGTGGTTGGGCTTTGATTTCAATCATTGATTGGCTGACGTCAGCTATGCCACTACATACTTTGCTTACCTGCGCTTGCCATTTGGTTAAATCCAGTGGAACGACCTGCCCACTGCGTTTTTTGACTTGAATTGTGCTCAACTTGAGTGCCTCTTATTTTTAATATTTTTCTAAAGCTAAATCTGTACTTGAATATTGATACAGTAATTGCAACTGCATTTTCTCTACTTCAACTGTATTTACTATCGCAAAAGGATAGAAATTAAGAATATATTTTCCATCCGCTAACCAAGCTACATTACTGCGTTCTTTGGTTTGATAGTCATAATATACTCTTATTTCTGGGTTTAAATTCTTATGGCTAGTAAAGTATATAGTATAAACTATTCCTAGGGCTTTTGCAACGTCACAGTAATAATTTTCAGCCAATAATGTCCAGGGATCTGGCCAATCTGCTGTGTTGTCAGGAGCCAAATAATAGCCAATGCCAGGAGCACGACTCCAAAATTGATTAACCTGTTCTACAGCAGCATCAATTGGCAAGCTGTCTAATCCGCGGCGAAAATCCTTCCACTGCGCTAGTCTATCATTAACTCGCAGATTCCAAAAATTTTCCCACATTTTAAGTGTACGCTTTTAGATAGTAAGTTAGTGTAGCCGCAGCACCTGTGTTGGTACTGGTATAGGCTAGGTTAGCTGTAGTGCTGGATGTAGTGAAACTGAGATTGATACCTGTAGTAGATGTTTCACTGTAGTCATCTTCATAAACCACTGTGCCATTGTATGTTGATACTTTGATAGTACCAACTCTGGCTGCTGTTCCACGGATGATATTATAATCAATAGTCCTAGTAGTCAACGAACTAAGTTGTACTGCGGTGTTGGTTACTGTAGCCTGATTATCAGCTAGTGTAAGTTGGAAATCTCCCACTTCTGATTGTAGTGTAGCTACATTGGCTACTAGGTTAGCTACATTGGCTTCTAATTCAGCAACAGTTAATGCTAGAGAATTACTGCTATAAACTGTAAGGATTTCAGTGACACCGCCAGGATTTGGACTGCCTTCTGCGGCTGTACCATTACCAATGTATAGTTGTTGGGTATCGATCGACCAGCCAAATTCACCTGTGGCCAATGATGGAAGATTTTCATTTAAACCGCTACGTACTTGAATTAAAGATACTTGTATTACAGCCATGTTGTCACCTTACTTTGTATCTAGTATTTATGCTAACTTATAATACTGCTCAACTCTATCAAACCAACGGTCCATCCAGATCGTCCATTCATTACCGCTCAGAGTCCAAGTTTGGAATTCAGCTTGTTCAAACAACCCAGGTTCTAGTTCTTTTGGTGCTACAGCCATGAGGATAGCACCTTGTTTGATATCAGTACCGTGGACTTCATTATGTGCGGCAGCATAGGCGCATAATTGAAGGAAATAGTCTTCAATCCACTCCTTTTTCTTGGGTTTATTGGTCTGTTTATAGTCTAAAATCGTTGGCTGTCCATGATATAGTCCGCAGGCGTCTGTGGTACCTGCATAAAGACCTGGAACATATAATGGTACTTCAATACCCCATATTTCTTGAGCATTTATTAGTCCGTGTTCTACGATCTGCTGTGCCATAATATGTGCTTGTTTGCTAAATGGATTAGAGCCTGGTTCTGGCATAACACGATCATTCTTAACATAGTCTTCTAAGAACTTGTGCATACGTGTACCACGCCCTGCGGCTTCTGTGGTAATTTCTTGAGCACGTTTTTCGCCTACTGATTTACGCCAGTTAGCCAGGGCTTCGCGTTTTTCTTGTGGTTTGGTACGATCTAGGATAGTTGTAACACTAGGAACACGTGATCCATCTGGTAATGTATATAACCGTTTACCTTCTACAGTTTCACGGTTGATGGGGGTATAGTCGTATTTTTGTATAAGCATCTTATTAGTTTACAGATCAATATATTAAAAGTCAAATTTAAATATCAGTAATATGATCTTGTTTGATTTCTTTAATAGGATCACCTAATAATTCAGCTAATTCATTTTTTAACTTTACTCGAATATATCCAATATCTCTGATATGTATAGCCCGGCGCCCAATTTCATCAAATGGTAAATTGTCGATTTTTGCTTTTTTGAAATCATCTTCTAATGACCATACATATCTATGATGATCAATTAATTCTATAAGTTTAGGATTAGTCAAATTTAACCCAATTTCATTTATTTGATCTAGATAAAAATCAAGTTCATCTTGATTAGCACCAGCAGTATTGTCATGCTTTACTACAGCAATAGCATATCTGTCAACTATTTCAATTACAGGAAATTTCATACTAGTATTTAAGCTAATATTTTAAACAGCGGAACTTTCCCTATATTAAAAATTTATTGTGTAAATAGATATATGAAAAAAATTAATCTATTAATGTCAAAATCAAATTGGACTAGTTTTGGTATAGTTTCTTTTCAATCTGTTATTAACGAATATTTTAATTTTCTTTATATCGAAGATAATCCCATCTTAGATGTTGATAATACTGCTGTTGTTACTAATTTATTAAAAACCAATTGGTATAGTAATTTGCAACACGATGGATACAAGATTATCAGTGATCTCATGTGGGGAGGTGATGAACCATTGGTAAAAGATTCTTTTGTAGTCAATACTCCAAATTGGTTTTGGTATCATGAATCATTATTGTATCAAGCATACGATTATCATAACTATACTCCACATAAAACTTATCAAAAACTAGCACTAATTCCTATGGGATTAATAAAAAAATCACACGAAATGCTATACGATAAAATTGAGCCATTTCTTGACATGTGTTATTGGAGTTATGTAGAAAGATTTGAAAAATATTTACCTTATGATACCGCACCTTATTATCCTGCATCAAAAGGCAATACAGGGCAACAACAAAGATACTTTAACCCTAGATGGTACGATAATACCTATTTTAGTTTAGTATCTGAAACTGAGATTTCTATACACACAAAGTTACATATAACAGAAAAAACATTTAAACCTATAGCTTTTTATCATCCATTTCTTCTATGGGCACAACCTGGAGTATTAACACACCTTAAATCTTTAGGGTTTGAAACATATGAGAATTTGTTTGACGAATCTTATGACCAAACTGATAATCTAAATTTAAGATTAGAAAAGATTATAAACAACGTAAAAAACTTTCAGCAACTTACATATGATAATATAACCATTGAGAAAACACTACACAATCATAATTTATTTTTTAACAATAATATTATTAAACAAAGAATATTTAAAGAGATAATTGAACCAATTTTAAATTGGATTGAAACTAAACAGTAAACGATTCCCCACAGCCACAGGTAGCTTTGGCGTTAGGGTTTTGGAACTCAAATCCTTCATTTAATCCTTGTTTAGCGTAGTCTATTTCCATGCCACGTAGATACACTAGATCTTTTTTACTAATAACAAGAGTAACACCACGATCTTCTATTTCAATATCACCTTCATACAGTTGATCAGCGAATTCTAACAAGTAAGCGAATCCACTGCAACCACTGGTACGCACACCAATACGCATGCCAATACCACGCCCGCGATTATACAATGCATCTTGCATCTTCTTTGCAGCTGTAGCAGTCAAGGATATCATATCCATTATTTAAACAGTCCTTTTGACTTTTTTTCTATTCTGTTAATAACAGCTTGCTTTTGTTCATCAGTCATGTCATACCATTCAAAGGCTTCTTCCTGCGTGCGGCCACAGCCTCGGCAGACTCCGCCTGGGAATTGACAAACACCTATGCAAGGACTTTCAATTTGTGATGGTTTCATTTTTCTTCTTGTAATCTGCTATGGCTGATTTTATAGCGTCTTCGGCCAGGACGCTGCAATGTATCTTAACTGGGGGCAGTGCTAGTTCTTCTGCGATGTCTGAGTTTTTGATAGCAGTTGCTTCGTCAAGAGTACGACCTTTAAGCAACTCCGTAACCAGCGAACTGCTAGCAATAGCACTTCCACAACCATAAGTTTTAAACTTCGCATCTGTTATAACACCATCATGTACTTCAATCTGTAGTTTCATGACATCACCGCAAGCGGGCGCGCCAACCATACCTGTTCCTACGTCTGGACTGTTCTTATCCAAACTGCCTACATTACGAGGATTTTCGTAATGGTCTAAGACCTGAGCTGAATAAGCCATATAAATCTCCAATAGTATAGTAAAATACTACAGTATTTAGTGTGTTATGTCAAGTGTTTTTGGTAATTAGAAACCTGCGGCGCCGCGTTTCTTGGCTGCTGATTTAGCCATATTTGATACTGTGTCTACAGGAGCATTTGGATCTATATCTTGATCCTTGGGATTTTCTACTGTGGCTGAACTGTCATTGTCTTCACCAGCTGGCCATAGTTCTATATAATCTTTATTATAACTTTTGATTATATTTTTAAGTGCTGGATTGTTAGTGTTAGCTGCAACTAAAGCATCATAGTCAAATGTCTTGTCTGTGTTCAGCACAAGATTGATTAGACTTTGTGTAGAAATTTTTGGAGCTGTATCTTGATCTTTGTAACGATTGCGAATAAGTTCCAGAGCCGTTGTTAAATTAGACTCTGGAGTATTCTTTGGACTGTGTATAAACTCATTTAAGCGCACGATTATCTAAGTTCGCGGCCAAGTTCTTCTGCACCACCAACTGCGGCATCACTAGCACCAAAACCGTCAGTTTCGTCTTGATCTAGATCACTTGCTGGAGGTGCTGGTAATTCTGTATCACCACCACTTAGATCATCACCAGGCATTGCCATTGGGTTGTCAACTTGTTCACCTGATAAAATTCTTACACCGTTGTCAACACCTTCACGTGCTGATTGTAGGTTTTGCATTAGAGTTGCCAATGTTTCACCTACTGCGTTTTTAAAGCCTTCTGCTTGTTCTTGACCAATTTGATCACGAATGCTGTCTAACAGTTCAGGTAGTTGCTCATTTTGCATTTTACCTACTTTTTCAATGGCATCTTGGACTGAGTCTACCATGTTCTTGGCAGCTAGTAAAACTTCAGCATTGCCAACTTCACCTTCGTTTAGTTGTGTGCGTTGTTCTTCTAACCAAGTGTTGATGCTTTCACGTACAGCTAATAATTCCATATAACGTGGATTCTTTTCTGCTGTGTGTAGGTCTACACTGTGGCGGATTTTGTTTAAGTTAGCTGAGATAGTTTCGCTTAAAGATTCTGCTTTTTCAACAGTTAAACTGTCAAAATTAATAGCAAAACCAAAACGGCTTTCCATTAATTTATTATATTTTTTGGCTGATTTAACTGCCATTTCTGATAATTTCATGGTCTGATTCCTATTTAGACTTTAATATATTTAGCCAGATCTAGATTTTTCTTAATTTCTTTTTTAGTCGTATCAATGCGTTGCATGATTTCCAAATAGCGTGTTGAGTAGTATTCTTCAGCCCAACTGTCACCTTTGGCTTGGGCTTTTTTATAGCGTAAACGATATATAGCGGCATCAAATTCCAGCTTGTTTAATAGACTATCGCTGTCTTTGATATCATTAGCTAATTGTAGCTTTTGTTTATGCAGAGCTATACAGTAAAATATAGCATCTTTACGATTAAAAAAGTCAAAAATCTGTGCAGTATTGTCCATAACACGCCAGCATTTGTCATTGATTTTAATCACACGATATCGACCCACAAGAACATCACTGCCTATCTGATAGCAAAAGGGCAGGTCTTCATTGGTCTGTGCTAGGGTAGATAATTCTGTTTGAGTAAACCGACGTATCTTCTCTACATCAAACTCAACTGGTGCGTTTTTTGTAATAGATTTTACCGGCTTCATTGGTTCGAAGTAGTACGTCTTTGTTAGTTAGATGATTAGCTAATAACTGTTCACGTTCATTGAGATGACTTTTTGCGATAGGAGTATCACCAATGAAACGTTCTAGCAATTCTTTCTCTTCGTTGGTAATAGGCAATAGTACTTTATTGGTTAATTCTATGATCTTCATGCAAGTATTTATTACTTGAACACGATGTGGGCTAGTAAACCTAATAGTCCAGTTAGGACAACACTTAAGATGGTGACGATGATGCTGACAGACTGTTTACCTCTGCCTTCTAGTTTGTCGTCTAGGCTTTCCTTGATGCCAACTAGGTAGCCTTCAAGTTTATCCATACGATGTTCTAGGTTAGATAGTTTAGTTTCCAAGTTACTGTACCTTACGGCACATATCTCAACGTGGGCTTCTAAGCTCTGTTTCTCAATTTCTGATGGATGTGGCATCTCGCTTTCCTGTATGAGCGATGCTGTTTTTGATGAGCCTTAATAGTGTGCCTTAATATGTGCCTTAATGAATGCCTATAGCATCTAAAGTATTTAGTTAGGTGGTGACTTGATTAAAGTATACGTTTTTCCATGGACCTGATGTGTAAAATATTGGCAGTTCAGGACTAGCAGTTTCTGAGAGATTCAATATTATTGGAGTTATCTTAAAATCACTTTTTAATAACCCATAGGCGTCCGCGCCATCTCTATAGATTTCAGCGTAGTCAACTGCGAATTTAAAAGTCCATATCTTATGCTGTCCAGTATAATTAATACCAAAATTTGGACTGTGATTTTTAACGTCGTCTTGGAAAATCTCTGTGAATAGTATTTCAGTTTGTGTACGCAAGCTGAGTGTTTGTAATACCGTTTCCCAATTACGTTGTTGATTACGAGCAAGTTCACGTTCAGGCGAGTATGTCGTCTGTCCAGTTGGTGTAATGTCTACCAGAGTATAGCCTTGATAAATGTATCTTTGATCGTTCACTAGCTATTTATAGTGAATAAAAAAGGCGTTATAAAAACGCCTTTTTTAAGTTTTGTTGCTTTGGCAAACTAATTAGATATTAGTATGTGAATGCTGCAACTGTTGTACCACTTACACCTGAACCGTTAACTGCTGTGTTGCAGTAACCTTGTAAGCTGTAAGAACCTGTTGTAGCTGCTGGAGCTGCACCAGAGATAGCAACACGGAAAGCGTTAGCACCACTGATAGTTGGATCACCTAATAATTCAATAGAACCAACTTGTTCAATCGCTTTAACTAATAGATCAAAGTTTGAACCAACTGCGTATGGGTTAACGCCAACGTTAGCTAGTGTAACTGTGTAGTGTGTTAAGGTACGACCTGTGATAGTTAAGTTACCGTTTAAACCGTCTGTTGGTTGTGGAAAACCATT